GCATACCGTTCGCGCCGAACGCGGCAAGCATCCGCTCGGTCACGGCGTCGCACCACGTCTTTACCTCGTAGTCTCGCATCATCGACGGGTCGGCGGTTTGAACCTCGAACCATTTGTTGGCGCTGTTCGTCACCGTGCCCCAAAGTCCGCCCGCCAGATTGTCTAGCGACGTAAGCGCCGTGCTGTCGAACAGCTTGTCGGTGCGCTTCTGACCCGGCACGCGCTTTACGATGAAATCGCTACGATTGGGCAGCATCAAATCGGCAATTTCTTGCCAATGCGTCTCGTAGTTGGAGCGGTCGGAAGCAAGCCGCTCTTGGCGCCGAATGAGTTCGTCAGCCGTGGTCATCGGGGGTTATTTATTCCGGATCGGGGATGTTAAGCAGCGCAACGCTTTGAAGCGTCGTCGCTGTATCATCATCGTAGTGATGAACCAAAACCAAGTCGCCGCGCGCCATAGCCTCAGCCCTGGCGCGCGAGTTGGCGTCAAGCCGATTGCGAAGAATTTGCAAAATCTGTTCGGGGGACATTTTTTTGCCTCACGCAAAAAAGAGTTCGCCGACGATTTCGTTCGCGCCAACCGGCGTCCCGTCCGCGTCGGCGGCACCCGTGACGGTGGTGTACCCAATGCCAGCAGAGAACGTTATGCCGCCTTCGGAATAGATTACCGACATACCGTTAGGCGAAATAGGAATGGTCCGTGCCACGCCCGCGCCAGCGGTCGGAGCCGTCGCGCTGTTGTGAAGCTTGACGTAGCGCCACGATGCGGAGTTGTTCGCAAGGCACCATCCGAAGACCTTCCCGGCGGACGCCTTCAAGTTGGTGGCGTTTGTCGAAGCCGCCGAAACGACGTGACCGCCCGCGTTAAGCCCGGAAGCTGTCGGGCGATATTGCACGGCAACGTCGCCGACGAGGTTTGAACCGGCGCCAAGCGTCGGCGTGTTGAACATCGAAACCGGCAAGGGGTTTTGCGAGCCTTGGGCGCGCACGCCTTGAAGGAAAAGCCCCTGGTTGGCGAAGCGTTCAAGCGACAAAAACCCAATCGTCCAAGTCGTCGTCGATGCGGGCGCCGTTGAACCGTTAAAGCTCCAGATGAAAATATACATCCCGGTTTCGACATCGGGGATAGCTTCAACCCGACTGGCGCGCGTCGTAACCGTGGGAGCCGTAGAGGTCGCGCGCAGCGTGTCGCTGAAAAACACGTCGCGCCCCGTCAAGTCGTTCTGAATGATCGTGCCGGGCGAAGCGGTCGTGTTGACGGTTCCCACGGTGTCGCCGGTGTTCCAGCCGTTGCGCTGAGCGTCGAAATTGATGCTTGTCGCAGTCGTGCCCGTCAGGAGGTTTCGAACATAGTTCCACGCAAACAGCGTCAGCGTGCCGGTGCCGGAAGCGGGCCACGCCGCAACCGTAAACCGGATAGTGTTTGCGTTGGGGATAGACGCGATAGCGTATCGGCCCGGCACGCCAGCGGCGCCGGTAATCCCGCCGATATGCATAGACTGCCCGACGTTTACGGCAGTGAAGCGATGCGCCGGAAGCGTGACATCAAGCGTCGTCGAGTTCACGATGTTATAGGCCAAGCCTTCGCCGACAAGATCGGCCAGCAAAATGGCGAGGTTCTGGTTTGCAATGCGTTGGGACGCGACGACGGACGCGCGCAGGCGCATGGCGCCGGAAAAGATTTCCGACGAACGCGTTAGAAATTCGGCGTTCGTGCCGATGCCCGTCGTGATGTTTAGCGCCCCGGATGTTTGGTTATACCCAACGCCCGCGCCAACGATAGGCGCCGTGAAGAACGCCGGATCAAGGTAAGACGCGCCCGAATTAGTGAACGAGCAGACCCAAGTGTCCTGACCTTGTTCCTGAGTTGGAAGCGATCCGCGATTTCCGAACATGGTTTTACCTCATCCAAGAAGGGCTTTGAGAGCAGGCTTGCCGATGACCGGATCACCGCCAGCGTTGCCCGGCGCAAAACCGAGTTGCGAACCGCCGCGCGCCGCTTTGGCGCTGTTGAACGAAGCGGCGTAGGCGTCATCGTATGCCTTGGAGAACTGCCCCGAACCGGCAGGCCGCGCCCGTTGCGCGCCCGTTGCGGCGTCGCTTGCGCCCGCTTTTGTCGCGTCGGCGCGCATCGGATTGAGCAGGTCGGTAGGGCACATCGCGTTCAACCTAGCAACGCTTTGAGCGCGGGACGTTCGACCGGCGCGCCCGTCGTATCGCCCTGTCCGCCCGTCAGGATCGTTGATGCCCGGCCCTTGGCGTTTGACGCGCGGCGGCGTTCGGCTTCGGCAGCGGCCTTCACGGCGCCGTCGTCTTGCGTTGGGGCAGGAGGCGGCGCGGAAGGCATCGAGGGGCCAAACATGCACATCGCTATTCACTCCCCGCCAGCAATTCAGAAACCGGAACGCGGTCGAGTTGCGCCCGCGTTGTCCCGCCGCGAATTCCAAGATTGAACAACAACCGGGCGCGCTCCCAATGATCCGGCTCGCAGTTTGCAGCCACGATTGCGAAAATCCGGCCCGTTGCAATTTCGTTTGTGTCAGACACGAGTCGTCACCTCTCCCAGCCGAACAGAGTAAACCGCTCGCCAGCCTTGCCCCGCACCGCTTCGCACTCGGGCTTGAAGCCGAACCACATAAGCCAAGCGTGCGCGCTTCGATGCCCGACTTGCGACCAGCACTCCGCCCGGCGCGCGTCGGTCGACAGTAGCGCGGCCTTGAACGTCGTCTTGCACCAACGCGAGAAAGGCCGGGCGATGCGCGGCCACTCCGTCGTCGTGAACATCCCGACCGAAAGCACCGCCGGGGAAACCGCTACCGCGTTGACCACGGCAACCGGCGTCCCGTCCGGCGTTGACGCCACGGCCCCGAGCGTCGAAAACCGGCAAATCTGCCGCGTCATCTCGATTGGGTCGTATTCCCAACGCCCCGAAAATATCTCGGCACGATCCGCCGGGCGCATTGCCAGCGCTACGCGAGCGACTGCCGTTTCGGAGAGGGGCGCAATCCATAGGCTATTGTTTACCCCAAAATGGGGGTTTGCGCAACTATCCCTTGAGGATTGACAATTTAGCAACGCCATATGTTGCGTCACCACTCGAACGGGCTGTAGTCGGAAACCGGCGCGGGCGCGGCGATCTGCCACTCGGGGCGGCGGACCAGCGCCCGGCCTTCGCCGCCGCCGAGCAGCGCGTATTGCAGCGCGTCCGCAACGTGGGAAAACTGGTTCTTGTCGGGCTTATCCATGAACCGCTCGGCACCCGATAGCTGAATGCGTCGGTAGCAGTACCCGCCGGACATAGCCTTGCGCAGCACGCGGCAAGACGGCGACACGATGAAGCCCGGCGCCCCGTCGATCAGGCGGCGCAAGGCCGACGACACGGCTTCAACGCGGATCACGGGATCGTTGGTCGGAGCGGGTCTGGCTTGCACGCCTTCGGACCGCAGGATTTGAAACGGCGTCGTTTCGTCCGTTTGCGCCCTGTTGTCGCCCGCCGGATCGCCCACCGCGTCAACCTCGTGCGCGCCGTAGCGGGATCGTAGCTCGGCAGCGAGCATCTCGCCAAAGCGCTTGGCGCCCATATCTTCGGCGACGAGTTCGCCTAGCACGCGCCATTGCCCCGTCATCGAGCGCTGCGAGAACACGGCGGCAGGCGTCAGCCCGAAGTCGATGCCGACACGGATAGGTAAGCCGGGGATCGGCGCAATCTCGGCACAATGAACGTTGTCCCGATAGTCAGGCCAAACGGGCTTACCGTCGCGCACAAATCCGTAGTCGCCCCGGACATATACCCTGATCCAGTCTTCATCTTTGCCAGCCTTCGCGCGCTCGTAGTAGCCCGGCGGCAGGTTGGCTAGGTTCTCCGCCCCTTTGCTGTCGCCCGCCGGTTGCGCGAAGAATTCAAACCCGTTCGGCTTCGTTTCTTCGGCGAGCTTGTACCACCAGTGATCGCTGTCAGGCGGGTTGGTGTCGAGCATCACGCCGAACCAGGACGGCCCGCCTTGCAGCGTCGAGGGGTAGCGACCGACGCGGCCCGTCAGCCCGTCAAGCACGGCCTTGGGCACCTCGCGCGCTTCGTTGACCCAAGCGCCCGTCAGTTCGAGCGATAGCAGCTTGCGGATGTCGTCGGGCCGGTCAAGAGCGAGAAACATAACCTCGATGTCGAGATCGCCCTCTTGGACGCGATGCGTCGGCGGGCCTTCGGCTTGCCACTGCCCCCACTCGGGCGGCACCCAAGCGTGCCAAGTCTTGATCGTGGTCGTCTTCAACTCTGGGTAGGTGTTCCGAATAACCGCCCACCTAGAGCGGCGCTTGCCATCAGGGCCGGGTTTTTGGAGATGCGCGCGACGCAGGATTTCAACCACACAAGCTGTCGACTTGCCCGAGCCAATCGGCCCGCGTATCCCGCGCACGAAAGCGTTCGACGCGCGAAAGCGTTCGAGGATGCGGCCAGCGGGCGCGTATTTCATTCGGCGGGCACCGCGTTGGCGGGCACCGCGTCGATCATCGTCGCCGTATCCGGCGCGGGCGGCGCAATCTCGATGATGAAGCGTTGCGCGATTTCGCCGGTATGATTGTGATCGATTTTGTCGCCGTAAATCTTCGGTAGAACTTTGCAAGCGATCCATTTGCGCGTATCGACGCGAAGGCGAGAGCGCGCGATAGCTTCGCCGTTCACAACTTCGTTTCCGTTCTTGTCGACAGTGAAATCCTTCGAAGTGTCGTCGGAGATTTCGATGATCTCATCGACCCATAGCTGAGCCTGAACTTTGCGAGCCAGCGCGTACTGTTCCCGGAAGGCTTCGTTCTTGTCGAGCCACCGAAAAACCATCGACAAAGACGGCATACCCGGCTCTCGAAGAATGGTGCGAAGGCTTTCACCGTCGGCCATGCGAACGCAAAGCTTGTCCGCGACTTCCTGCGTGAACGATGAGGGGCGCCCGATGCGTTTCGGCTTTGCTTTCATGGTATTGGGAAAATAGCAACGGGGCGGCGGGAAGGCAAGGAGTTACGAACGCAACAGCAAGGCGGGTCGGTGTAACGGATTTTGAAACTCCGTTAAGCCATTGGAAAAAAAGTCAGACCCCCTCTTAGTTAGTTAGTTAGTTACATAATTACAAGAAAAAAAAGAATAGGGGGGTCTGTCTTTTCCAAAGGGTATTCCCCTTCATATCTCTATAAGCGTCTTTGTCCCCGGAAGCGTTACCGTTACCAAAAACCCGTTTATCTTGTAAGATCAATTGGTTAAGTGGTTACGGAAAAAATTGACCGTTACCGCTATAGCAGCGCGTTGGGATATTGACAAGCAGGAATAGATTAGTTAAGGTACAGTCCTTAACGTCAACAACGGAGAACAAAAATGAGCTTTGGAATTGAAAAGAATATACCAATTCCCCAAGACGCATACGCCGGGAATTTGGTATGGCCGCTAAATCAAATGAACCCCGGCGATAGCGTGTTTGTTGCCGGAAAAACGATCTATCAAGCAAGCAGCAGGATAGCCCAAGTAAAATCGAAAAAGGGTTGGAAATTTACAAGTCGAACCGTGACCGAAAACGGCGTGACCGGCGTTCGCATTTGGCGGACTGAATAGGGGCTAGGCGGGCCGGTCTTAATAAAAAAAGATCGGCCCCCTAAAAAAGAGCGTTGACAAAAAGACAACGCCGTATTAGATATAACCCATCAACGGCGCACAACGCGCCACGCCAAGGAGAAAAAAATGGACCCGGAAAAACTCAAAGAAATTCTTGCGGCGCATAAGCTGTGGCGTGTAACAGGCGGCGAGAAGGGTACGCGCGCCAACCTCGCGCGCGCCGACCTCGTGGGCGCCAACCTCGCGCGCGCCGACCTCGCGGGCGCCAACCTCGCGGACGCCTACCTCGTGGGCGCCGACCTCGCGGGCGCCAACCTCGCGGGCGCCAACCTCGCGGGCGCCAACCT